CTCATACGTGGCGTAATCGCCGTAAATACCTATCTCATCATCACCTAGCAAAATCTTACCGGTGCTGCTGAGCGGATGCCCGGCCAGCGTGATTGCCAGATGCAGCATTTCGCCGTCGGTCTGGGTACCTGCCTGCTCTTCTGCAAAAAACAGCGTGCCGGCGGAAAGCGTGCGGCCGTAAACAACCGTCTTCGGGCTGGCCGCCGCTCGCAGCACCTGCTTACGTTCAGAGTTATCGCGGTAGGCAACAAGCGACGGTTTCTTTGTAAGCGCCATGGTCGCTACCTGCGCGGCGATGGTAATGGCCAGCGCAATGCCATACGCCTCGTTAGCTGCGGCAATGCCGGCAGCCACGGAAGCAACTACAGGAATAGCAGCTGGCATCAGCGAACCCTCCATGTGCTCAGCGGTTTCACCCGCAGGCAGACCAGACCGTTTTCACCTGGCACCCATACGGCGCCGCCGTAAATCACCCCGGCGCAACGGGTACCGGCGTTTTCCACAACGGCAATGTCGCCACGCTGCGCCAGCTTCACCGGCACCTCATCGAGATAACGCGCCAGAACCCTTTCCAGCGTTCCGCCGCCGCGCAGGATCGCCTTCTTTGCACCGGTTTCGTTGCTGTAGCTACCGCGCCACTCTGCGGCAAAATCCTCGCCGCACATCGCCCGCACGCAGTCTGCCGCGAACAGGCAGCAGTCGTGCTCGCCCCATAAAAAAGGCCGCTTCTCAGCGGCCCTTATCACGGCGGTTAATCTGTTATGCCAGTCCGGGTGTTTCATGTTTCCTCACGAATAGGTAAATCCCGGCGCGTCTTTTTTGCTGCCCCAGTAAATAGGACGCTCCGCCATCTGCGCCACGTAGCGGAATATACGATCACCGGGCTGGGCAGCCTGGTGTGATTCGTCGGTGTAACGGTCCGGGAAAGGCCGCTGCCAGTCTTCAAATACGTTCGAGACGGTGTATTGCAGGGCGTTAGTTTCGCCAGCGGTCGCGCCGGTTGAAGAGACTTTGCCCTTGAAAATCAGGTCCGCCACCCGCGCCACACCGGAATCGTCCATCGCCACCAGGTAAATTTCCGCCTGGCGGCCCACGCACCGCTCGTTCAGCGTCTTCGCGAACAGCGACAGGTCGAGGCCGGAAAGCGTCAGCTTCAGCTGTGTGGGGCTGGTCGTGCCGGACTCCTGGACATCATCCACCGCACCCAGCGCGCCGACGCCGTAATAGACGTAACCGCCGAGTACCAGCGTGCCGGTACCGGAATGCACGTAAGCGGTACCGGACTCGAACTGGACCTGCGCGGCGATCACTGCCGTCACGCGGTCCCGCGAAAGGTAATCCACCATCTGCCCGGAAAAGGGGGAGTACAGCATCAGAACGCCTCCTCAAATTCCAGGGTGAAGCTGGTAAAAACGCCCGGTACGCGGGAAGCATTGCCCTGGCTGTTATCCTTCAGCTTGAAGATGCCGTACGGCGCAGCCACCTCTATCGCGGCGTTCGCTGGCGGTGCGGTGCGCAGCATAGGCGCAATCTGGATGGAGGCGGTGCCGTCGGCGGCGCTGGTGATATCCGCTGTCACCATCTTGAGCTCGTCATTCACCGTGATGTAATCCCCGGCACGCAGCACCAGCCTGGATGCCGCCCAGCCGCGGGTGAGGAGCAGCACGCCGGACTGGTTCGGGTCAGACACTACCGGCGAGCCCGCAGGATTGCGCCCCTCCCTGCCCTTGTCGCGCAGCCTGACGCGACCATATTCGCCATCGAGCGCCGCCAGCAGCGCTTCAATGCGGCGGGCCTGCGCGTCGCTCTGGTTGCTGAAGGTAAGCGAACACACCCAGCGGGAGCCGGGTGTGCGGACGGTCTGGGAGGTGCCATTGAAGGGGGAGCGAAAGGTGCGGGTACTGCTTTCAAGCCGCCAGGTCAGAGACGAGGGGCAGATATCATCAGGCCAGTCGTACACGTCGGCCATAGGTTTCTCCTGGTATTAAACGCCCAGCAGGCGGCGACCCTGCCCGCGGTTAGAAAAGTCGTTCAGCATGTCCTGCCGGGCGCCTTTCCTGCCTTCTTCGGCGCCTTTTCGGGCTGCTTCCTCCATGGCGCGGATAAGCGCTGCATCACCGTTACCAGACACATGGATGGTCTGATGGATTGGCGGGGAAGAATTACCACCGCCTTGCTGTGTAGGTAATACCGCACGCACAGCAAGCGAGCCATTCCCCGCTCGCGTCAGTGGCATTATGGCTTCCGGCCCGGCCTCGCCCATCAGCCCAGCCCCTTTCGCAAAGGCGAAATATGTCGGGGTGCTGACGATGGAATTGCTGTAGGCGCTCAAATTATCTGAGGCATAAACGCCACCTTTAGCATTGAACTCAACACCTGACGCAGCTGAGGCATATGCACCGGAAGGCGTATAACCACCAGCGCTTGCAGCAGCAGCGCCTGAGCCCATACCGAGCATGCTCAAGAAACTGGATCCGGAAAGCGCCTTGATACCATTAACCAGCGTGGCATTGAGGAGAATTTTTTGCAGCGATTGCAGTACACTCATCGACCAGTCAGACCAGCTGGCTTTGTTGTTGGATAGCGCATCTGAAATGGTATCCACCATGCCAGTCATGGAAGAGCCGACAAAATTAGCTGCCTGCCCGGCATAATTGGAGGCGTTATCAACCCAGTCCGCCAGGCCAGAACTCAGGCCCGCCTGCCAGTCAGATTCTGCCGCGCTGGTTTCACGGTATTTTGCGGCCAGCGCATCCAGTGCGGCCTTGCGGGCGGCAATGGCTTCCGCTCCCTTATCTGACTTATCAAAAACACGCTCAACTTCCTGACGTTCACGGTACTGATCGCGCTGGCGGCTTCCCATTCCCGACGTCGCTGCCGTGAGTCCTGCCTCATCCTGGTAGCGGCGTGCTGCGTCCTTGAGGTCTTTAAGCGCATCAGCCATTTCACGCTGTTTGCGGACAGCTTCATCAGCTTTTTGTGTCCACTGCGCCAGCGCCACAGCACCAGCTTCAATGGATTTGCGCTGTTCTTCGGTCCATTTAGTTCCAGCTTCATGGGAGGCGGCAAACAACTCAGCAGCTTTTTCACCCTGGTTGGCCCGTACCTTTTGCACCTCAGTGGCAATGCTGAGGTCAGCCATTTTCCGGCTGTATTGCTCAGCCGTCTGCGCTGCCTCGCGGGCGGCTTTGTTTTGCGCGTTAGTGGCGGCTGTTTCGTTTTTCTTGGCCTGTGCCAATGCGTCATCTTTTTGGGCGGCTTGATCCTTGTTGTAGATGTACTGGGTATACAGCGCTCCAGTAAGCTTCAAATCTTCCGCTTCATAAACATGCTGCTTGTGAAGCTTTTCCAGACCAGACAAGCTTGCAAGTTCGTTATCACGCCGAGCTTTTTCTATAGCTGCTGCCTGTTGGGGCGTGGCATTTGCAGTAGAAACTATCGGCCCTGAGTAAGCAGCAGGCCGATTAGTCGGCGTTGCTCCCATGCTCCGGTTAAGAAGATCATAGGCACCTCTCAACGTGGCGATGGCACCAGCTTCCTCTACAGCTTTCTGAATTGCCTGTTGACTAGCATCATTAAAAAGCTTTTGAGTTTGCTGAAGCTTTGACACAGCCTGCTCTCGCTGAAACTCCAGTCTGTTCAACTGGTCAGTCAGAGAAATATTCTTTTCAGTGATATCAGCCTGATCCATAAACGTGTTAAGCCACGTCATGGTGGGGTTTGCGTTGTAATTCTGCTGAATCTGAGAAAGTCCGGTTAGGCTGTTTTTTACTTTCTCTATCTGTCCATCGAGATCTGCAATGTCTTTTTTCTGAGCATCAATAGATGACCGGGCGTCAGCTGCTGTAGTACGCAACCCAAGCGACGACATTTCTTTCAGTCGGGAGTTAATTTCATCAAGGTTATTGGCGAACCCTACCGCTTCCTTATGCACTTGCTCAGTATGCTGATAGAGACCATACATCGCAGCGCCAGAAGCGAGAATTACCCCCGGCCAACCGCCAAGCAAACTCAATACCCCGCCACCCAGTCGAGACATTACAGAAGCCGTGTCGGTTAATCTTTCGGAAGCAGAAGATCTTGCAGCAATGGCAGTGTTCAGTTGCGCCTGGGCAGCTGTTAGCTGCCGTTCTGCAATTATTTGAGCTTCAATGCTTGCGGCAGCGGCTCGCGCCTGCTGAGCACGATAAACGGTCTGCCTGGCTGTAGCTACGCTTACTTGTGTGCCGCGCAATTGTGCTTCAGCCAGCGCCACCTCTGCGGTAGTGTTTGCCACAACAGAAGCGGTTGCTGTAGTCACGCTGGAGACCATGTTTCCAAAGTAACGAGCAACTCCAAGGACTACCAGAGCACCTGTCACATTAGCAACAGTATCGATATTGCCCGCCAGCCCATCCAGCACGCCAGAAAGGGTCGATGACGCGCCAACAGCCTGGTTTGCACCGCCTACCCATGCCATAAAAGCGTTTTCAACCTTTTGCGCTGAACCGCTGATGCTGGCGGGCAATGAATCAAATTCTTTACGTAACTGTGCAACATTCGTGAGCAACGGGACAATTTTATCTGTGGTTAACTCACCATTGTTAGCCATATTACGCAGGCCGCCGACAGTGGTATTAAGCCCATCAGCAAGGAATTTTGCGAGTCGTCCGCCACTCTCCATGATGGCATTAAACTCTTCCCCACGCAGAACTCCCGAGCCAAGCGCTTGGCTAAGCTGCGTGATTACTGAACTTGCCTCTTCTGTACTCGCGCCTGATAGCTTAAGAGAAGTTGCAACAGTTTCAGTCACACTAGCCACATCAGCAGATGCATAACCAGCATCACGTAAGGATTGTGCGATTCTGCTGTAAAGATTGGCATTAGCCTCAAATGATGTACCTGTTCTCTGACTAATAGACATCAGCGTTTGCTGCGCAGTAGTAAAGTCATCAGCAGAGGATGAGGCCAGGCGTAAACGACCGTTCAGTTGATTCCACGTATCTGCATAGTGAATGAGCTGCCCAGTTGCAAACGCTCCGGCAAATGCGCCAGCCATGCCTGATACGGTCGAACGCACCGAAGCAAGCTGCGCATTAAGTTCGCTTAATGATCGCTGGGTTTCACGATTTGCCGCTGCCGCGCGCCGTCCACCCTGCTCCATTGTTTTGTAATAATCTGCGCCCATACGTGAAGCACGAGCAATTTCAGACTGAAAGGATTGGGAGTTAGCGGAAATTTTAATTATTAATTCGCGCAGAGTTGCCATAAGCCACCTAATAAAAAACCCCGCCGAAGCGAGGTTTATAGAGGTATTTAACAAAAATATTTAAAGAAGGCCGGCTTTTTTCCTCGCCTCTTCTAAATATTCATCATCGGTTTTCTCGATTTTGGTAAGGCCACTTTGACCACTAATGTCGCTTCCGCAGTGTTTACATTTAACAGCTTCTTTTCGAACCATTTCAGCACAGAAAGGACACTTCCTCATTCCGTCATCAATCATCTCTTGCTCTACTACCTTTGCATCCTTTTTTATAACCAAGGAATGAACTAAAGCTATGATGAACACAAGAAAACCATATAACCACCAGGCCATAAATGACCGGCCTTTACTTTGAGCGATTAGCGCGGGAATAATCCCAAGCACAGCGGCGACGAGAAAAAATTCCATAACACATTCCTTATCTTTAACTATCAGGCGTAATCCTAATATCATCGATATGAAATGTCACTTGAGCTATTTAACCAGCCAGCGCGGCAAAGAAACCTTCAAGCTCGGCGCTTTCTTCGTTCGGTTCCGTCGCGCTCCACTGAAGAAGCAGATCATCCAGGCTTAGCTTTGCGCCTTGTGAATTAAGTACCGCTGCGGAAATCTGCGCTGCCTGAATATCGCCGCGCCGGTCACTGATGGGGTTCAGGCGGTCAAACTCAATCCACATGCGCAGCTCACTGGCCGTCAGGGTCTGCTTCAGCTCATGAAGCGTGCGACCCAGACGGAGCGCCAGCGTCATCAGAAAGAAAGTACCTGGCTGGCTTACGGCTTTTCCACATCGGCCGCCGTAGTGGTCAGTTCCAGTGCCTGTTTAAGAAGACGGGCATGCACCGGGCCGTAGAACTGTTCAACCTGTGCCTTATCTTCTTCGGTAAAGACCTGTGAACCGTCTTCTTCAAGAAGCACATCGATAAACAACACCACATCAGCACTCTTGTTACGCAGTGCGCGTTCTGCTGCCGTCATCTCTTCTGATTTGTCTTCTCCCTGCTTCGGGTTAAGCACCTGCTGCCATTCCAGCCACGCCTGGCCAGAAGGTTCACGCAGCTTAACGGTAGCGTTTTTCCATTCCGGAACGGTAACAATTTTGGTGCGGAAACCTGCCATCGGCGCCAGCGCCAGCGCGCGTAATGAATTCTGTGAAACCTGCTTTGCCATTTCATCTTGTCCTGTCATGGGAAGGATTAAAAAGCGGCCGAAGCCGCTCAGGAACCAGCCGCATAAATACGTTTGGTTTTGCCGCGAACGCGCAGGGAATAAGTGGCAGCCACCACGGAAGACGTGGCCGCAGACCATGAGCTCTGGCGAACTTCCACCAGAGCGTAGTAACCATTACCCGAGGGGAACACAACACGAAGGGCGCGCAGTTCGTCATTCTCGTACGCGGTCTGCAAGGCTTCCTGCGCTTCTTCGTCACCAACCCAGTTACGGGTGATGCTCATTTCAGCAGGCGCGGCAAGGCCGTTGGTCTGCTCCTGCTCGGTCGAGCACAACGTAGTGACGTCGATGTCCCCTTTTTGCCCGCCGGTGAAAGAGATTTCCTTCGTTGCGCAGGCTGCCTCCAGCCAGGTAACACCCGATGCCGGGAAGCTGGCGGAATTAAAATCCTCCGGCGTTACAGGTGCGGCAGAGACCGCAAAGGTCATCCCCTTTGTCACTTCATATTTACTGGTCATGATATCTCCAGGTAAAAAAAAGACCGCCGGAGCGGTCTGTTATGGTCAGCTGATTTCAGTAGAGAACCTGGAACTCCAGCGAAGCACGGTAAAGCCGCGCTTCCGGCTCGTAACCAGGAATATTGTTGACGCTCTCAGGCCTTAGAACTTTGATGGCTTCAAATGCCTGGCTTCTGATTTCCCGGGCTTCGCTGATAGTCCGGGAATAGACGTCAACCTGCACGGATAACGTTGTTTCCGCCTGCCCGCAAAGCGTGTCGCTTTCAGGGGCAGAGATGATTGAAAAAACCACCCAGGGCGGAGAGATCGAAGGCTGCCCGTCCTGATCCAGCGGCGCAACATAGGGATAAACCTGTCCGCCAGCCAGAGGCGCAAGCAGTGGATAAATGTCATCCTCATTCATTTGCTCAGCACCTCATCAATAGCGCGGTTCATCCGCTCTATCGCAGCCTGTGCCGCCTGCTCCTGGCGAGTATCAAAAGCGGGCCTCACAAACGGATGAGCTGGCATATTAACCGTGCCAAGTTCCACGAACCGCCAGTAGAAAGCATTGCGTGGGTTGTTCGCCTTCATCGTGTTGTCGCTGTTCCCGGTGCGGGGATTAACGCCACGGATATGGACGCCTGAAGAAATTTCTCCACGGCGGCGCGCCTTCTGGGTCAGGATAACCACATTTTTCTTCATCTTTCCGGTGCGTTCTGGCGCCCGCTGGATAACTTCTTCTCTCAGCACTTCTGCACCAGCGCGGGTGGCATCACGCAGAACCTTGTTATTTTCTGCGCGGCTGAGAGTCTCAAGGTCTCGTGATATTTCATCGAGCCCGGAAAAATCGAGGTTTATGTCGATCACTTTTCACCTCCCTGCTTACAGAGAATTTCAAGCTGTACGCAGCGGGCATCGGGTACAGGTGGCCCTACTACATTCAGAACAGCATCCTTAAAAGCACCACTAAGCACTTTAATCCGGGAAGCGGCGGTGATATCTCGCCTGAAGCGCACCCACACGCGAACAGTTGCCGGCGCTGTCTCGGCACCAGAGGAAACTAATTCCCTGCCGCTGATGCCCTTCACTTCAGCCCAGACAGTTTTACCCTCTTCCCATTTTTCAACTAACTGCCCTGATGGTTCCCGTACGGTAGTAAAGTTAAGGATGGTAATCCGGTCGCGTAAGCGCCCCGCCTGCATAGAACCTCCTCGCTACAAAATGGTTGGACGGCGGAGATCGTAGATAAGCATCGTTACGGAGAACGGCAATTCTCCCTGCTTCAGCTTTTCTTCCTCTTCGCCACCCCGGTTGCGGTCCAGCCAGCCCAGCAGCATAAGCAGCGCTGTCTGCGTTCGCCGCAACGGCTCACCATCAATCAGCGCGCCATCACTGCTGACAATACGGTCACGGCTTCCCTGGACATAAGCGAGAATAGCGGCGCTGCCAGCCTGGATTTTCAGTGTCAGGTCAGCATCACCGGCATCATCATCAATACGCAGGTGCTCTTTGGCCTGCGGGAGAGTAACCAGCTCAATCACGTTTTATCCCTCCCGTCACGCCCGCGCTTGGTCGCCAGCGTCCAGCCTTTAGAGCCCTTTTCGCCCGGTTTGTCCTGCGTCTGTTCGTCGCAGTGCCAGAGTGATCCGCCCCACGTTACTGTGTCGCCTGGCAGATATTCCTGACCGGATTTGAACACGCCTTTATAAATCATGACCGGAACGTCAAACGATTTGGTTTCTCTGCTGCCGCTGGCGCGGTTAACCGTCAGGGTGAAGCGCCGTTGCTCTGAACGCTCAATCTCCACGCCCGCCACGCCATCAACAACACATTCCCAGCCGCGCATGCCGTGCGTTTTTTCATAAGCACGCCACAGACCGCCGTTATGTGTTGCATAAGAGCCGCGAGGATAGCTTTTCTCTTCATCAATCAATGGCAGAATTTCCAACGCCAGCGCGTCGCGGCCATCTTCGCCATCCCTGCCCGGTTCAGCTGTCGGCAATGCGGCCACGGCTTCGCTAACCAGCGTTTTCACATCCGGAAGAACCGGTATTGACGCTGCGACGAGTTGCTCCAGCATGGGCTGCACGTCTTCAGGCGTAAGGCTTTTGCCGTCCTGCGGCACAGGAATGGCAGCGACCGCATCAGTTACGGCCTCTTCCACCGCCTGCTTCAGTACCGCCGGATCGTAATCCTTGCCGTCTTTCGGTGTCGGTATTGCACCGAATGCTTTGTCCACCATCTCCTGTAGCATCGGCTGCACGTCGTCGGGCGTCAGGCTTTTTCCATTCTCCGGAGGCGGGATATTGGCTACAGCTTCACTGACCATGGAGGCGATATCAGGCAGTTGAGGAAGCTCAGGCGCGGGCAGAGCGGCCACAGCCTCTTCCACCATGGCGGCGAAGTCGGGCGCCGGGATGCTTTTGATTTCTTCCAGTTGACTGGAAAGCATGTTCAGCTTTTCATCGTATGCCTGGCGCTGCTCATCAAGGCTTTTAGTGAATCCTTCGCGCATTTCGGTGAGAGCCTGCCCGAACTCCTCACCGAGCACCTTTATCAGCGTTAATTCGCGTTCATTCATTTGGTAAGCAATCCTCTGAGCATGGCTTTTGCCGCCGATTGTTCAGCGTCAGACAGAGCCTTTCCTTCATCACTGGCAGGTTGCGATGGTGCAGGCGCACTGCTTTTGCCGAATGGATCATCCGATGCATCGCGGCGGGCCAGCGCGCCAAGACTGTAGTTCTGCTGCTGAAGGTAAAGCTCATCACCACCAGTAACGGGCGGCAGATTTTCACTGCGTCGCGCCTCATTAGGCGTCAGGATGGTATTTTTCACGCCTTCGCCCAGCGTTTTTATGCGGCGTTCGCTGTCCATACGCAGCAGCGCATTCACATCAAACTCGGTGCCGGTATCGCCTTCCAGTTCAAACGCTTCATCCAGCAACAGCTCAATCGACTCGATAAGCGTCTGTAGGCACTGCGAGTAATACTGCTGCTCCAGCGCCTCGATGTTGTCGCACGAAGGAAGCTCGCCTACGCCTGCTTTATAAGCCGGGACGTGAAACGTGGAGCAGACAATTTTTTCTGACATCTGAAGCTGCTCGACCACCTTTGCATCGTCAGCAGACATTGAAATGGGGTTATACTTGGCGCCATTACTCAGCATCGCCGTCTTTCCCGCGTTCTCTCCCGTATAACCCGTGTCCCAGTTATTTTTCAGGATGCGCGCGTTTTCCTCGCTTATGCTCCCCGGCACCTCAATGACACCGCTCGGCTTACTGCCGTTACGGAAAAAGAACGCCGAGTTTTCCTGAATATGGTGCCCCTGCATTGCTGCCAGACCAGCGGCGTAAATCGGAGAAAGACCAATAAGCGGATGAAAGAGGCAGTTAAACCGGTCGTGGATAACCTCGCGTGCCGGCACCGTCACTGATGATTCAACACCCGTCATGTTATCGGGGTTAATCTGGTAAAAAACGGAACCGTCATCCGCAACCAGCGGCGTAACCTTGTTCCAGTCCAGAATGCGCAGCTCTGTGATTTCTCCCCGGGTATTACGGATCTTCAGGACAACCGTATTCCCGTAGCAAAGCTTGGAGTTAAGCCAGCATTCGAAAAACTGCATCCGGTTCTGGAACGCATTCGGGCGCCTGTAAATCCTGGCGGTGCTGCCGTTATTGTTTTCTTTCCAGATGCCGTTTGAGTCGCGGCGCATCAACCGCACAGGCATTTTTGCGATATCACTCGCAATCAGCGATATACAGGCAAACACCGCGTGAAAGGAAAGCACTGTCGTCTGGTTAATTTCCAGATTGCGCTGCCAGGCACCGGCGAAAGGCTCATGGATAAGAGACATCCAGCCGCCGCGGCTGGTTGGCTGCTGAAGCGCTTTTTCTTTTCTCCGGAAAGGATTCCACATCAGCCATTCCCCGCATTATTTTTCTTTTTCCCGCCACCAGCGCGCTTTCCGCCGGTGTACTCAGCCTTGCCCAGCAGCACCAGCACCCTCGCGCACTGGTCATCCACGGTTTTTTCATCGCCGGGCTTGGAGTCGTGGGTGCGCTGGAGATATCGGATTTTTGCCATGCAAAATGGCGGGGTCGCCCCCGCCCTCCTGAGTTGGTTAGCTGGTCTGGGTGGTGCCGTAGTTCACACCGGAAATCACGGCGACGGCAGCGGTACGGCGGCGCTTCCAGTTAATCCAGCGTTCGGCGCGGATAGCCACGCTGTTGGTCTGGAACATGGAAACCAGCTCGGTGCCCGTACCATTAACGCTGTCGCCGGTTGGTTCGCTCTGCATTTCGAGCGAAGCTTCGCGGGACATATCCACGGCAACGCCGCCGTCGTCGGCCAGATAGATATCCGGTGCATTAAGCAACGTAAGGTTGGTGCCAGCATACTGAGAAACGATTGCTGGAAGACCCTGGAAGGTGCCGCCCAGCAGCGTCATTTCCGGATACATTTTCTGGCCCAGAGCATTTTTCTTCATGGACAACGCCAGCGCGTTGGTGCTGGACATGATCCACACGCCGCCAGTTGGCTGGAGATTATTGGAGACAAACTGAGCGAATGCCGCTTCAGCATCTGCATCCGGATCGCCGGTAGATGGAACAGCCACAATTCCATTGGTAACGGAAGCCGGAGAGACGTTAGCAACTTCAGCTTTCGCCGGGTTAATGAAGTCCGTATCCAGGCGTGCAATGACCGCTTCTGCCAGCGCATTACGCACCAGTGCATCAGCTGCCGGATTGGAGAATCGGATCAGCTCATCGGTCAGCACCGCAATGGCTGCGACTTTGGCGAAGCTGAACGTGATCGACTCAAAGTCAAACTTGGTCAGCGGCTTCGCCTTGCCCTGCCCTACCCAGTTCGCTGAACCGCCGGAGGTCTGCGCCGGGATGCGGATGTTAAACGGCACCTGGCGCAGCGCCGGGATGTTACCCTGCCCGAAGCGGCCAATAATGGTCTGCGGTCGCAGGAACTCCACGAAATCCTGTGCGTATTCCTGGTATTCAACCAGCGCGCCAGCCCATTTCGGATCGGTAGTGGTGCCAGCGCCGACGGCCGCCTTCAGGACATGATGCAGTTTCGCATCGTCCGGATATTGCTTACGCGCAATCTCCAGCGCCTCGGAGCGGCTGCCGTTCGCGGCGGCCAGCGCCTTGGCGAAGCGGGCAAAGGCGATGCCTTTTTCCAGCTTCTGCTCTACGCGGATGATGCCCGGCGCGTTGGTCGTTACGACATTTACATCGCCGCCCGCCGCTTTGCTTACCGGTTTGGCAGTCTCAGCAAGGTTACTTTCCATGTCACGAAGGCGCTTCAGATGCGCATCCACGGATTTGATTTCGGCTGAGGTGTTGTCGTAGCTTTCTTCTTCTTCCGAATCAAGCGTACGCCCGGCTTCAGCGGCTTTAGCCATGATGTCGGAGAGAGACGCCGCCAGCGCCGAACGCTTCGCTTCAAAGCTTTTGATTTGTTCTGCGATATTCATCGAACTGTTTCCTTTATTGATAATGGTTTTGGGTGCTGTAGCGCCAGCGGACTGTGTTGCTTTAACCACCGGTTTCTCTTTGCCTGCCGCGGCGAGTAACTGGCGGTCGAATGATTTAACGGAGTTAATGGAGCATTCGGCGTTTGCCGGAATGGTCACTGCCGAGACTTCAAGAAGGTCCCAGGAAAGAAAGCGGATCCCGCCTTCATCCAGGAAGGAATATTCAATCGGCCGGAAGCCGATAGAGAGACCGCGCACCAGCCCAGCCTTAATGGATGCCCAGGCCTCATCGAGGCGGGCAACAAGCTGGGACGGCATATCCGGGGTGGGTTTCACCAGTCTTGCTGTGATCTCCAGCCCGCCCTTCACCATTTTCGGGGTGCAGGTGCCGATGGGTTGCGAGCGGTCATGCTGCCAGAGGAACGGCGTGTCGCTGCGGAACTTGGCGCCCTCCGGCTCCATAATGTCCCCGTCACGGTCGGGAGATGGTGTGGAAGCGATGCCGGTAATGATCCGCTCGTCCTCGTTCACCGCCTTTACCGTCATGAGGGTGCATGCGCGATTAAGCGTCATTTAGCTGCCTCCTGAAACGAAAAAACCCGCCGGAGCGGGTTATTAACTGACGTAACTGTCATATGAAATGCACCTGGTAATCCTGCTTTTTCGCTTCAGGGTTCAGCGCCATGAGCGAAACGCTGTTGAACAGCGCCATCAGCGGGTCAATCTTCCCCTTGCCGCTGGCCTGCTTGGTGATGAGGATGGCGTTACCTTTCGGCTCCACCCGGGCATTACCCACACACCAGGCCATCATCGGTTGCCCGCCATGGATAAGCACGCCCTCGGCAAGCTTGCGTTCGGTGGTTTTAATCGCACCGCCAAGACGCCAGCCCTGGCTTACGCCAACCACCGCATCGGCGGGTATTTCAGCCTCAATCAGCGCATCGAGGATTTGGCCGACGCCTGACGGGTCAATGCCTATCTTGTCGAGCAGTTCAGCAATGTGGATGCGCCGGACGTATTCCGCCACCTCTTCCGTGTCCTGGCCGACGCGTTTCACGATGGTCAGGTCGCCTGCCCTCACGAAGTCATTGAACCTGGATTCTTCGCTCTTACGCCGCCGGATGGCTATCTCATGCGCCCAGGCATGGCACCAGCAGAGCCACTCCCGCGTTTCAGCGTCACGTCCGACAGCAGCGAAGCCCAGCAGGTCATCAAGACCGCCGCCGTCAATGCCGACGGTGATCACCTCGGCGCGCCGCAGCAAATCATCAAAGCTGACATGCTGCGCCTGCTGCTCCCAGAAATCGACGCCCGCCCAGCGATCGCTACGCAGGTTAAGGCCAATTTCAATATTGAGATGCTTCGCCAGGAACTGCTGCAACGTGCCGTCCGTTTTCGCCTGGTTCTTGCGAAGCTGGTCGGCTATCCACTCCGCGCTGACCGAGCGGCCGATGTTCGGGTTGGTGATGTAGAAGTTTTCCGGATCGAGATAAGCCTTTCTTTGCACCATCCGTTCCGGGAACTCGTAAAGGATACCCAGCGTTTTAGGGTCGTTTATCCTGCCATCACGGACATTACGCCAGTAATCGAGGCGCTCTTTGAAAACGCCTGCCGGCGGCTCGTCGCTCTGCGTGGTGAGAAATATCACCCATCCTTCATTACGCGACACCTGCCCGCCGAGCGCTTCCATAAACATCGCCTCTGCGTTGGCGCGCTTGCCAAACAGCCAGAGCTCGTCAACCAGAATGCGGCCAGACTTTTTACCGGAAACGGTATCCGTATCCGCGGCCACCACTTTCAGCGTGTTTCGCGTCACCCTGTGCGTAATCGTGCGGATATGGTCCTGGATCTGGAACATATCGGACAGCTCGTCGTCGGCGCGTATCATGCCGGCGGCGGGCTTGAAGCTGTTATCGGCCACCTCTTTGGTGGGCGCGAGAATCAGATGCTCTTCATCCTCGCGCCAGCAGAGGATCAGCGCAGTCAGCATGATGCCCGCTGCGATGGTCGATTTTGTGTTTTTCTTCGATATCAGCAGGCCGTATTCGCGGATGAGCTGGTTTCCCGTCTCGGCGTCGTATCCGCCGAAGATGGCTTTCACGAAGTCGAACACCCATTCTTCAGAGCACTCGCCGAAGGTAGGCTTGCCCGGCAGGTCAGATACCCGCAGTTCGCGGAAGATGCCCAGTGCCTGTTCCGCCTGGTCGGGAAAAATAGGTGGCGGAATGATGGACTCGCCGGCAACCAGGTGCGCTTCCCAGTCCGTACAGGCTGTAGACCACTGCGCCATAAATTACCCCTTGTTGTTCACGACCAGTTTCGGCGGCGCCATCGCACCGAACTTGCTGGCACCGGATGCAGCTTTTGCCGCGGCGTTGCGCGCCTCTTTCTTCCCTGTCTCCCCTTTTTTGGGGTGAATATAGGGAAGCATGGCCTTCGCCGCGTCCTTCCTGACGTCAATTTCTTCGCTGGCATCGTTCATTACAGCCATCAGAAACTTGAGCGGGTCGTCGTAAGCACCAGCTACGGCGGGCGCCAGTGGCGCATCGTTTTTTTCGGTGGTGTTTACCGCTGGGGTATAAACATCCTGCCGGCAGGCCGGAACTTCATCCGTCTCGATGACTTCTTTCTTTTTACGCTCAATAAACGCGATGACTTCCGGGTCTTTTGCAAGCTGCGACCCCTTGGAGCGTGCGGATTTCTCAGAATACCCCGCCTTTACTGCCGCATCTTTTTGAGACATACCGGACATCAGCGCGACAGCGAATTTCCGCTTTTGCGCTGTTAACATGTTTACACCCTCCAAAGGGGAATTTTTTCTGTGCGTGAGAGGGGGGGCGGTGTCCAGCGCGATCGATGTTTACTTCGGAACATACCCCCCCCGGGGTTGGCAGGCGTCAGAGCCCCACGAAGCCCGGCACCTGATTGCCTTCCGGCACAGCATGCCTCAGGGCCTCTTCATCAGGCTGACCGGCTGCCGCTTCGCGTGCCGACTTCCCGGCGTGGCAGTCAGTGCATAACGTCCACAGGTTTCGCTCTGAGTTATCGCCGCCGAACTGCAACGCGATGCGGTGATCGAGTTCGCTTTCATGCAGGTCAACAGCGCGTGAGCACATGCAGCAATGCCCAGCGTCACGCACCCATATGCGGCGCTTAAGACCAACGCGGGCGCTGCCGCTGATGCGCCGTTGCTCGCCGTACACGGGCTTTATGCGGCGCGTCTCGATAACCTTCAGCCGTGGCTTTAACGTGGCCAGCTTAGCCATGCAACCTCCATGCGCGGCGGCGTTCGCGGCGCGGCTGTCTGTCGGGATGCTTCTCTACAGGCAGGCCATCAGCATGGTCCACCAGCGAGTTACACGGGTAAATTACCGGGCCGCCGCAGGCATCACTCACCGCATAATCAGCAGGCTTGCTCGCATCCCAGCGCGCCAGCACCTTCGGGAGTAGCCTCGGGGGTACGCTGTAGCACACGGCATGCACCAGGCGCTGCATGGTGATGTGGTCGGCCCTCTCGCGGTCAGCGGCGATAAGCTTCGTGGCTATCTCCAGTTGATACTGCGGCGGGCGGCCGGTACCGAGATAGAAGCTGATGAGTGAATCAGGGAAGCGACTAAGCCATTCAGTAGCCAGCGCCTGAAACCCTTCTACCGGCAACGCGTCATCCTCAACCACTACAACCAGGTTGTTTTGCCCTGCTGCCCACTCCAGCGCACGGCGATGATTCCAGTTGGCGCCAAAGTCGTTTTCATCCACCAGCAGATAAGCGGCCAGTGATTCAGCAAGCTTTTCCGCCTGCTCGCGTCGGGCATGATGGCCGACAACGATAAAACTCACTTGTGTTTCCACCAGGCGAACTCCTTACCAGTGCCCTCGCTTTTAAACACCGTATGCACCAGCGGGCCGGTAACCACACGATCGCCAAATGACTTAGCCACAATGCCGAACGCCATCATGTCGCCTATTGCCGGGCCAGCCCTTTCGGTTTTCCAGAAGCGGTAACACTCAATGCGGTAATACAACCGGACAATTGCATGCGCGAACGCCATCACATCCTGCCGTGTACCGCCAAGCAGCCCGGCATTCAACATCACTTCATGCTGGTGGTCAGCTATGAACTGTTGATAAATACTCTCGGGATGCTTCTCTCTGGCCCATGCATCAGCGTAGGTCTTTGGTTCAGAGCCGACGTAAATCTTGCCCGGAATCATTTCAGACCATGGCTCGCGGAGCATTTCGACATCAGTACCATCTGTGCACCAGACAAAGCGGTACTGAGGGTTATCACGCAGGTATTGCCAGATATGCAGCCAGCGGCGGAAATACACGTTCATATCAACCGCAGGCACAAGCGCCGTAAGCTGGCCCGGTGGGGAATACTCAAACTCGTCAGCGAGAATGACCGCCTCGCCACCTTTGACAGATGCGACCCATTTCGCAATAAGCGCCTGCTCTGGCTTCAGCCTGGTGCCGCGTTGCGGATCTGGCTGACTGGTAAGCAGCGTGGTAATCACCACGTCGCGCTGGCGCCGGTATTCCACATAACCAGTAAACCCGGCGTCGCGGCGCTCGTTGTGGGTTTTGACGTTTCGCCTCACCAGCTCATCACGATCAGGACGAGGCACCGAACGCTCTACCTTTTCGTGTTCATCAAGCGAATGAATAAGCCTGTCGGAGCCAGCCACATCGGCATAAGCCCAGCTGGTGAGCCCGGCGTTATGGATGCGCAAAGCCAGATCGCTGTGCTCATACATTCCACGGCCGTAAACCGGGTCGAATCCGCCGACCTGCTCAATGGCGCTGCGGTGGTAATACAGCATTACGCCACGCTGCCCTGTATAAGCCACATGCTGCTCGTCGCGATAAAGAACGGCGAGATCGTGAAGCTTGCGGGGACCGGACAGGTCAAGGAACTGATACGCCAGATGCGGCTCGGGTGAATCGATATAGGGCTGGTGCCAGTTATCAGCAATCGGCCAGGCGTCATCGTCCCAAAGGAAGAGATGTTCGCAGCCAGCATCCATCAGCGCTTCAAGACTGGCGTTCTTCGATGCCACGATACCGAGAGAGGTTTCATGCCGGATTAAGCGAATGCCGTCAGGCACCACAGCGGCAGGGCTGGAACCATCATCCACCACAACCACCAGCGCGCCGGCGGGCAAATACTTCAGGTGTTGCTCAATGGCTTGTTTCAGAACGTCAGGGCGGTTGTGCGTGGTTATTGCGATGCCGATGCGAGATTGCTGCTGACTGGCGGGCACATACAGAACACCGTCAATAGTGACCTGCATAACTAACTCCCTTTAGCGATTACCATAAAGCAGGCCGCCGGGTTTCAGCGCATTGCGGATCGCATCGGTTGCCGCCTGCTGCATCTTCTGCTGGAGGTTATCAACCGAAGCCGTCTGTCCGCTCTGCTCAGCTTGCAGTGACTGGAACAAATCGCTTTCGCGCACGACATCCAGCACCGCTTCACGCATGTCATCAGTGAGACGGATCTTCGTTGCCGCATTGGGATTGAAGGTGTGATAAGCGTCTAAATTTACGAGCATCTTTTCAGGCACCAGCGCAACATCTTCCATCCGGCGCTCATCAGAGGCGGGTTTAAAATTATGCCCTGCATAAATATTTACTGCCTGAATCGAACCGGGTTGAATGAGCGCTTCGTTAAGACAAGTTTCGACCACCAGCTTTTTATCGGCTTTCTCTTGCCGGCCAGCATGAATGCACTCAATCGCATCTCTGATTTCTTCGGGCGTATATTTGCCGCCGATAGCTGTATAACGGTCGACCAGAAAAATCACAGGGGTTTTTCCTTCAGGAAGATCATAAGCGCCGATGCATAGCTCTTTTACATCATCCAGAGAATCAGCGATGGCTTCCTGCATGCCCCGCAACATTTCCATGCTCGGCTTATCTTTAACCTCGCCGAAGCGGGTCTCCACCAGATACTGAATGGCGAACTTCTGCCCCTCAGCCGTCAGGTAAGTGAAATAATCTTCGCCACCGAAAGGCGTTGCGGTGTGATGGGTATGCACCAGCCCGGCCTCTCCCAGCTCTTTAGCGCCAGATTTAGAAGGAATGTCACCAGGCGGTAAGGCGCCCCGAAAGAACAAAGCACGCAGAACATCAATGGCGCCGCCGGATAAGTCGATTTTGAAGCCCATGGTTGTTTCCTTTTAGATGTGAGCCTGTCGCACGGGATAGCCACCCGAGAGAAAGCAGCGTTCCCCAGGCTCACGACTGAAAGACTCTCTTTGTTGCGCGTGCGATGCGCATAAAAAAGCCCCGCGGATGCGAGGCCTCATTATTTGTGGCTTGTTAACTAATAAGCAGACTTAACTGCGAGCATATTCTTCCAGTACTCGCCTGATATAATTTTTAAATGCATTCAGTCTTTCATCATCTCGCACATTCTCAAATGCTTCTCGGAAGTGAACATCTTTTCCGTTATGCAAAATGAAATCATATTGCAACTTACCGCCGCCCATCAGGCTAAAACTCTGCTTTGCAAAAAGTTCATGGTCATTTTCTGCGTTAAGCGGAGCTGCGGAAAGCAACTCATTTTCATGGGTAAAAAAATGGCTGTTCATAGCAAGCTCTTTTCGTAGTTCGCCTGGGTATCTGAAACATTATCACAGGCATTCACTGAGTGCCTGTGATAATGCCTTAACAGTTAGCGTCACTTCGGCCAACTGATAAAGAACATAAAGCCGATGAATGCGAACAGCAGCCCGGCAGCGCCCGCAATAACGATTAGAGACCAAACAAGAATGGTCCCGATAGTAGCAATCATCTCATGATCCTTGCGTTGATTGGCCGGAGTCGCGGCGCTTCACAGCGTGGCTAACCGTGTTGTTGTGCAGCGGAGAGAACATCATCAGGCGCTCTGCTGTGAAAGCACCTTGTGATACTCACAAAAAACCGCCCGGAGGCGGCTTCTGTTCATTCTGGCTCTTTATCACCAGATTCTGGTGCTGAGCCAGGATCATCTTTTTTGGTTGTTTCTGACTGCTCCGGCTTATCGTCATCTACATTGTCCGGGATGGGGCTAAAGTCAGGATGGTCACCATTAACTGGACGGTCAGTCATATGAACCTCTCTTTTCACTTAAAGGATCTTAAGTCTAGTCAATTCAGGAGCCATGCCAAAATATGTCGGTGTAATCAGCATCGGTACGTTTGAAAACGCAACTGGCGGTGCTAGCTATAAGCCAAGCCAATTAATAAGAAGCCGTAAACTAACAAAAGCACGGAATGCCAACACTAAAGATGCATTTGATTTGTAATTTATCAGAGAGCTGTTATTGTTGCCCCGCTGTTAAAGCAAGAAGCACATAAAAAAGATTGACTCATAATTGCCTCCGCACCGGAGGCTTTTTTTTGCCTGTTTTTTATCAGTAATTTTGAATTCATTATTCTCAGTTAGTGCATAAGGCCCTTACTGTTAGTCAACGAATTATCTAATAGTCCTTATCTGAGAATTAGCTGAAGCCGTTGATAATGCTTATACATAAAACAAATTTATCCCTCTGGAAACACTTCAAAAGATAGCGAATAGTTATAACGTTAGACTATGTGTGGCCATTGGCCCCCTTCTGGTGTTTCAACAGAGGTTTCACCAGAAGGGCTGTTTTTCTGCAATTACTTCACCGCGTTATACCAGACCTGCCAGCGGTATTTATCGAGCCGTAACTGGCGCAGGCACTCCATCGTTTCAACATCCGACTGCAGGTCTTCATCGCTGTTCCTGCCAGCGTCACTTGCCTTGCACGGCTCCTGCATCAAATCCGCTGATGGAGTTGGCAGCGTCGATAGCTCGTTGGCGCAGCCGGACAGACTCATCATCAAAATCACAGCGGGTACGATTCGGGTTCTGAACATATTTCACCACGTCGCGGGTTATGGTTCGGTAGATGACTTTGCCTCCGCTGATTGCCTGCGCTGCTTTCTGCTCGCCCGACTGAACTGCTTTAGCCGCCTTGTCTTTCTTTTTAGCCGCCTGAGCATTGATATGGTCAGCATGCGCACTCCAGCCGGAACGCCAGGACAGTAATCCAGTAACTGCACATAGTGCGGCGCAAAGTATAAGCACATAGCGAAGCTTCATTTCTGGCTCCACGTGCAGACTTCCCGCTCTATCTCGCGGCGATTTACCAGCCCCTTCCACTGTTTACCGCCTGCATACGTCCACCGACGCAGCTGATCGCACGCACCCTTGTTGTCACCCTTGTTGATGAGGATAAGCAGGGTGGATGTACGAAAACTGGTAGCACCGACGTTATAAGCAAAAGAGTAAAGCGCTGCGCGCATCGTTTCGGGAATTGGGCGCTGGATATAGGGATTAATCTGCCGTGCCACCTTATTAAGGTCAGTGCTCAGCAGCGCCCGGCATTCTGCCTCGGAATAAGTCTTACCGAGCATAATGTCCTTGCCGGTGTGCCCGTAACATACCGTCCAGACGCCTACGACATCCTGGTATGGCTTATGGCGCGCACCTTCCAGCCCATCATTACCGGACAGCATGGCTGTTGCGATCGCAATAGCGCCACCGCCACCAGCAATCGCGCCGATAATGCGGTTTCTCAGCGTGGGAGACATTGCCATGCTATTTCTCCTGCGGCTGCATTACCGCGTTGATGTCCTGAACTATCTTCGCGGCTTCCGGAATGCTGTTTACATCGCCCCGGGCATAAGCGGTTTTGAGTATGTCGGTGCGCTTGCGCTCCTCCTCAATAACCGCCAGGTTGCGCTTGTTGTTGGAGCGATACGTCAGCCAGGTAAATAACGCGGTGACAATTGCTCCCAGGGCGAAAAGCACATCCTGAAGAGTCAACATGGCGAAGAATCCTGTTATGGCTGACCAGAAATAAGACCAGAATCCGTTTTGGGTATTCATACGTAGCATTTCTCTCACCTCCGTTAAGGGTTCGGAAGTGCTGTGCGTAGTGGGGTATGGCCGCGAGGCATGCGGTTAAAGGAAAGTGGGTTGCTGATTGCCTGCGGCCAAAGAAAAGCCCGGACGAGCCGGGCGGAATCGGGAATAAAAAAAAGGCCAGTCCGGACGGAACTGGCCGAGAATCAGGATTCACTCAACAAATGCTAATCGTCGGTGTGATGCCGGGCATCTGCCCGGGAGAGACTGTCATCACATTTAAAATATAGATGGCCGGTTAAGCGAAAGGGTGACTCCGCTCACAGAGCGAATAAATCTTTTATTCATGCTGGTGGCTGTAACGGTCCATCAAGAACCGAAGCCTCTTCTTTGAGTGCTATCCAGCCGCTGGTTCCGGCAAAATGCCAGACGCCGTTAACTAATTCACCTGTCCCATGGTGCCGCGTTTCTTCTTGCGAATAATACGCCGCCAGCTTTTCGCCAGCGTAAAGCACCCAGTAAAAGCCCTCTTCCATCCCTGCCCCCTGTGATTGTTAAACTAAACAGCCAGACGGTGGAATTATAGAGCAGAGGGAAATCGGCACGCGGAAAGCGAACTCCATCAGCACAGACAAAAATATGCCACTATTTTCAATCCACTTGAGGGAAAAGCTGCTTTGCACCACCTCATCTTTATGAAAACAAAATGGCTGCCTTCAGAGATCAGGGATTTGAAACTGGAGGATGCTCTATTTGTTATTCAGGATGAACTGAGGGTAGAGAACATCAGCGACGAAGCTCGGGACGCTTTGAGCACGTTCAATCTGCCTTCTGTTGCTTTTCTCTTTGAGGATTTTCCAGAAGAGGACTGGAACTATAGGGAAAACTCAACATTCCTTCGAAGCCTGGCCCTGAAAGCAACTCAATAGTTTTACTGACTTCTTCCAGCCGTTCCTCCAGAGCGGCTTTTTCTTTCATCAAACGGTTGAAATGCGATACATGTAACCGCTGCTGATTAAGCCAGTCTTCAAGCTGCTCAGTTGTCAATCCAGGGTTGAAAAAATGGGGAACACTATCTTTAATGTTTTCCATACTGCCTCCGGAGATGAAAATGCCGTCGAGCGGCCCTACTTCTCGTTTTGAATAATCGGCCAGAGCAGAGCAATCACCCCGGCCACCAGCACGCCATCCGCCAGGACAGACATCACTTTGCTGGTGAAGTCGATAGCGACAACCAGAAAGAGCAGCATCCCGGCGGCGGCGAAGCGGAGTTTTTTCATCAGAGATGATTTTCCAGACGCAGGCCCAGCGCGTTAGCAATCTCTTCCAGCACCTTGCGCTCTTCCGGCTCGACTTCACCGTCAGCTTCAGCAATGGCAACCGCCACATCGAGCACGTCTTCTGCTTCACGGGTATCGTGCTTAACGTCTTCAATCTCGCGCAGCGCAGCACGGCGACCAATCTTGAAATTGGTATCGAGCTGGCCGACGATGGTCGTGCTGATGGAGTTGATTTCAGAGGTGAACGCCGCCAGCGAAGGCTGGTTACGCAGTACCTGCTCAATCTTCGCCTTCTCTGACGCTTCACATTCACCATCGGCATACGCCACCAGGTACGCGGCGTTTACCACTGCCTGCGCCAGATCGCGCTTTTCGAACTTTTTGATGTCGCTTACTGCTTTACGGGCTTTTTTACCGAAACCGAACATATTTACGTCTCTCTTTAGAGGTGAGCCAGCGCTCAGGGATGGCAACCACAAGGCGACGCAATGCCGCCCCTTCTGGCTCACCCTGAAAAGCTGTGGATTTATTTATCCGCCGAGCGAGGCGGGATGGATTTTGAAAACGATGAGAATTCACCGTGGTATTTCTTTGATGCAACTACATACGCCTCATGCGCTTCTTCTTTGGTATAAAAGCGCCCAAGACGAATTTTCCTCTTATCAATACTTATCTGTGCAATCCACTTTTTCTTATTGCGAGGTGAATCATTGTAATAAACACCTTTAAACCCTGATGCGTTATTACTATGCACCCGCCGATTTAACGTGTTCTGGTTCTGCGTGCAAAGCCGTAAATTTGAAATTCTGTTATTCAATTTGTCGCCATCAATATGATCAACTACTAGCGACGAGGGTATTTCTCCATTAACCAGAATCCATATGATTCGGTGCAGGCGAATATTTTTCCCTTTAAACCGAACTTTCAAATATCCGCCATCAGCTTTGCCACCTATACGGTCGCCACATTTTTTATTTCCAAAAGGCGTCTTGCAGTAAAGGACGCCGCTCTTTGGGTCATATGAAAAATAGCGGTCAACAACATCTTTAGATAAGTCCATGCTTACTCCCGGTAAGCACTCTGTGGCGAGCCCGAAGGCTCTGTGGTTGAATGCGCCGAGCGTGGCGCGGGAAATAAAAAAGGCCCGCGCATGCGAGCCTCTGTAAATTCTTTGCCACTTCCCGGAGTGGCCACGCTCATGCCCTTGAGGTGCTGTCGCTTCATCGCCGCTGATAACCGGTGCGCGTCTGGCGGTTCGCGCTGCTTTGCCGGAGCTTGTTTTCATCTATGAACCCTGACCCGTCACTACACAGGCTCGCTCGATGGCGACTCGGGGCAGCATCATGACTGCTGCATTGCCTTGCGGCTGCGGTCTGCCCGTTTAGATCTGCATTTTCAAACCCTCCAGAAATGAAAAAACCCGCTCGGAAGCGGGTTTATTAACGCTGGATACACAATGCCCATCGTTGGAAAAATCCTAACCAAGTTTTCCGAATTTTGCAAGCATTGTGTTGCGATAATCTATAAAAATGACTCTATCTTGTGACTTCTCGCAAAAGCTTCTCGGCGTAAGCCTCTTCCTGCCAGCACTTCGTTACCAGTTTATCGATTACCTCTGCATAGCCGCTGTACCACTGGTGCTTAGTCAGATCCGGTACCAGTTGCTCTACAACGCTACGAGCAAGGCTGGTGGGAATGCGGCTAAAGCGATTGCCATTACAGCGACCGCATACCTTCTGCACCGGTACACCCAGCAGCCTGGTGCGTTTCTCATCGAGCACGGTGCCTTTACCTTTACAGCCACGGCATGCGGTACTTAACTCACCTTTCCCATTGCAGCAGTCGCATTTAACCCTCTCGATGCTTTTCACCTCTGTCCAGCGCTCCCAGTCAGACGGTCTGACTGCCCGGGATTTGCTTGCCCAATAAGGTGCTTTTCCCCATGGGTATGTAACTTTACGCGTAACCTTTTCAACAGATACCTGCCCCTCACCTTCGCATTGCGGGCATGCGGATTTGCTGGCTGCCGAACGCGAGTAATCTGCATAAGCGAATCTAACCAGGCAGGCAATGACCTCAATGCGCGTTTTCTCGCTCAGCTTATTCAGTACCGGGTTCTTCAACGCCAGCGCGTAATTAAACAGCGCATCAATAGCAGACTGCGGATCCTGAATACCCATCTTGGACAGGAAGAGGCTGAACCCAAACGAGGCCTGGCTCTGAACAAAACCCTGCGCGGCCATCACATCGGTAATCGTCAGCGCGTCGCCGCCGGTGGCTGGCGTCGCATCGTTGAGTTTCGGTGATTTCGGGGAATAGAATTTCGGTAAGGCTTCAAGGTTCATGCTGTGGTCTCCACTCCACTACGCCAGAACGCCGACTGCCAGCGCCCTGTCTAAAAAACGAAAAATTAGCTCGAGCTGCGAGCCGTATTTTTCTTCGAATGCCACGGGGTCCCGGTGAAGCTCGTCGTGATGCTTTCTGCACAAAGGCAACACAAAGAGGTCATGGGCTTTGGTACCCATTCCACCCTGCCCGTGGCCGATCAGGTGGTGGGGATCGTCTGCCTGCTGGTTGCAGCACGCGCACGGCTGCTGCTTAACCCAGCTGGTGTACTTCGGGTTCTCCCAGCGGCGGCGCTTGGGCCGCAACATGAAGCTTTCCGGCGACTCCGGGTCAACCTTCAGCGCCAGCAGCTGCGGCTGTTCGTCCTGCCCCGCCTGCGGGGCATCATTGCTCCTGCACTTCGCCGCGGCGCCAGCACGCCCGGCTTTTGCTCTGAGAATTTCCGTGGCCGGTGCCGACGGCACGATATCGCTTTCACGTGTTACCGAATGAATTGGCTCCGCCGGCAGCCGCAGTGCGCGGCGGGTGATGCTGTCCGGCAGCGCGTGAGTTACTTCCTCGCGTAGCGCCCACCAGCAGAGTTCCGGCAGCGTAAGCTCATGCGAGTCATCGAACCCCAGCGCGCCGCGGGCCATCGCTATAACCCAGGCTACCACATTAACCCGGGCCATTTCTGCAAGCCGTTGCGTATGCTGGCCGCTCAGCACGTTATCGCAGTGCCAGCACACTCGGATCGCGCCGGGCGCATGGCGAAACGTCTTAAGTTCGTGATGGTGGTAATCGCTGTGCGGGTACTGGCAGCCGCCCTCATTGTTCATCAGCCAGCGCTCAAGGGACGGCACACCACCAGCAGCACGGACCACATCTTCATGGCTGAAGAAGCCCGCCAGCGCGGTATCTTCCGCCAGCGGCTGCCGCGCCGCCGGGATTGCGCCGGTAGGTAAATGCGCCATGCTGACGGGCGGCAGCTCCACAAGCACGCGGCCGCTCGTGAATATCGGCATCAGGTCAGCGCCGGGGCGCAGCAGCACGATCCCCATGCCGCGCGCAATTTCGGGAGTAAGTAAAGCTCTCATGTTCTCCCCTCAATGCACTGTTTCGAGCAGGCGGAACAGCTCCGGCGCCCGAGATTCAAAGAAATGAGGCTGCGTCTCGCGCGGGTTCGCCGGGCTGGTGATGTTCTTGCCGTACATGCACCCTTTTGCCGTCAGCGACCAGAATTTCTTAATTCCGTTAACACCGGAACGGCTCCGGCGGGTCTTCTGCTCCACGATGCCCAGCTTCGCCAGCTGGTGGTAAACCTGATTGGCGGTCAGCCGGATACCGTTAGCCTTCAACAGCGCGCTGAGTGACTGCGTGGGGCGGCTGCTGCCGTCCATCGCATCCACTGGCGCATCGATGGCGTACTGCGGCGCCAGGTTCGGCAGGCCTGCGGCCTCCTGGAGTTTCTGGCACGCGCCGAGCACAGAGGAATTGGAAAGATTCAGCGAGCGCTGCATGAAATCGAGAAGGATCACACCCGCCTGCATTTTGTCAGCTGCCTGGCTGATTGCCTGCTGGCTTACGGCAGCGTCAAACGTCCTGATCACTTTCAGGTTGAATTCAGGGCTAATCCACATCGCATAGGAGTAAACCAGCTCCTTGCAAACAAACGTCCCCTGACCTGCGCCACCCTTGATTACCGATACAGGAATTCCTGTATCGCTCAGTAATTGCACCAGTTCACCGGTCTGCTGGAGATTGCGCCAGAGCGTTGGCTCATGACGCCGCTCACCACCAGCAGCACGATGCAAATCGTTGAGGCAGTAGCGCCCCTCCGGATCACGGCGAACGGTCACACCATCGATTACCATTAACTGATTCATGCGTTTCTCCACTTAGTCAGGCGGCTGCAACCGCCGGTTCGTATTTACTGATCGTGATTTCGACTTTCCCTTTCTTAACTACTGGCCCCCATTCCACCAGCATTCGTTTTATCTGGCTGTCGTCCTCCCAGATCCCCGCATGGGTAAGCGCGTCGAACAGCGCTTTGTTGTAGTTGTCGATATCGCGGCGCCGGGCGTCAGGCGGGAAAAGAAAAATCTCCACTGCCGCCGGCGCGCTGCTGGGTTTAGGCAGTTTGCGAAGCTGCTCGATAATCGCCGCGCATGCTTCACTCTGATAAGCCCGCCCTTTGGCGCTGATCAGATGGCGACCAGCCAGCGGCCCCTTATTAGGGGCGCGCCAGTACGTGTTTACGCTAGGAGGGAATGGCAGGGTCAGCTTCATACAGAAACCCCGCGCGATTTGAGAAACGCGAATGACCTCTCCCAGGCTTGCTCTTCTCCAAGCACCATGGAGCGCAGAAGCGCTACGGCTTCCTCCTCTGCGCTCTGGCCGTTGATGGTTATGCCGCGTGCCACGCCCGGATCTATACTGATTGCGCCGCGACGCTGGAGTGAGCGCAGCATGTCGCCTGCGGCGTTTGGGGATGTGGCGCCCATGAGGCAAGCCACTTCTTTCTGTGTCGGCGGGTAGCCGTGTTCTTTAATGAAGCCCTTGAGCAGAGCCAGCACCTCATGCTGGCGAACTGTTAAGCGTTGGGTATTTGTCATGTCACCTGCTCCCGTGTCTCTACTGCGGCCCGAACGCAGGCGCGCAGCACCCGGATGTTGTTCCAGCTTTTGGGCTCAATCGAACCGGCCACCAGCAGGAAATCTTCTATCGCAAGCCCGTACTCCTGCTCTGCTTCATCAGCGACAATCGCCAGGCGCTCCTGCGTATCGTGCCGGGCGGCATCATCTTCAAAGACGAAATCATTCAGCGCCATAAAGGCCTCAAGCTTCACCTTGTTGTTGTGCTTTCTGATAAGCCCCAGCGCGCGGTTAATTACATCCGTTGTCACCGTAACCAGTGATGGCTGCTCTACAGAATCAGCGGCCCAGCTGTGCGCGAAGCGGGATTCATGGAAGGCATATTGCTCTTTCGCACCAAAGGCCGCCTGAGCGCAGGCCCAAACCTCAACGCCGCTTTGCGCCAGAATGCCCGCAGAGCTGAGAGGAAATTCAGGTTCAGAGGTCGGTTCAACCTGCTCCGCTTTTTCCTCAGGCTGAGGATCTTCTTCAACTGCCGGCGTAACGTTTTCAACCACACGTGGCGCCGTGCTCGCCAGCATGCGCTCTGCCTCACGACGAATTTGAGAAAGAAACGCGTCGCCGCGTGCTTCCAGCTCGTTCCTGCTGATGTAGCTCATCGCCGGACCGCGCCAGGTCTTATCGAATACCACCACCGCACCAGCGAAGAACGCACCGGTCGGTACCTGCTTTTCATTTTTCGGGATAAACCACTTCGGCAGGTCGAAACCGATACGGCCACGGATAAAGGCAACGTGATCCGCATCCTCCGGCCACCACACCTCGCTGGTGGCTGCCTTGATCAGGAATACGTAACGCCCGCCCTTTTCCCGCATCGCGCTTGCGTGCTGCATGATGTAGCGCATGCCTGTGATGTATTCGCCGTCGTGCTGAGCAGCGCGTCTATACGGCGGGTTGCCGAACGCGGCGCCGTTAAGCTCAGCCAGGCGCGCGGACCAGTCCTGCGTCAGCGCGTTATCTTCTGCGGTGTAATACGCCTCGCATTTTGAGTTCTCGCCATCAGAAAACAGGTCCAGTACCAGCGGGCCAAACATCGCATTGATGCCCCAGAAGATGTTGTCTGGCGTGCGCCACTGATCGCCGATCTCTTTAAGCTCGTGATAGCCACGGCTGCGCAGTTCGGCAAGCGCCTGGCAGTAGGGGTTATGTGCCATCACTGCTCATCTCCTACGTAGTTTCCGGCCAGATACCAGGAGCGCTCTTTATGGCTGCTCACCAGTGCGAGACACTGACGGCGGCGGGAGGCGTAACGCTCGCGCTGTTGGTCTGTTTTTGATGCAACCATCAGGTCAAGACACTTATCGCCAGCGCGGCGGTAATATCCCTGGCTCAGCAGGCGTTTAAGCTCTTCTTCCAGCTTCTGAATCTTTTCTGAAGCATGCTGCGTACCCGGGGCATTTTCAGTAGCTGCTGTGTATACGTAGCGGCCATCCACGAACCGGCGGGTTACCTTTCCTGAAAGGTGGAGGCGGTTAACGGAAGTGGAAACATTAGTGCTGGCTTCGTCAGTAAAAGCCTTCATCAGGTCAGCGAACGCGATGCCCGGCTGCGAGATGATTGTTGAAAGAACCTGATCCTGTAATTTCATTGGTTAAGTCCTCCATCCTTCCGGAGCGCTGTAATCCACACCGGCATAACTCGCTTTAAAGGCTGAATCGCTGCGGAACTGCCCGGAAGGCAAAGACCAGTCCGCGGTGAAATGTCTGTCAGGACCGAAAAAGGTTTTCGCCTGCTTCACAAATTCGGTACCGGTTTTTCCCGTCTGATTGACGAAGGCGGCGTAGCGCTCAACGCCTTTGAGCATTTCCAGTGCAGATACGCCTTCTCGAATACGCGCACTCCAGGCTTTCAGCGCAGAGGCTTTCGGATTTCCACCCGCACGCTTTGGATAAATCGCCCATGCCTGTTCAAATAATTCTTCTTTGACTGGTTCAGTGACTGGTTCAAAAGAATGACTGATTCCGGGTGCAGCTCCTGCACCACTAACCGGTGCAGCATTTGCACCACCTGGTGCAGGAGATTCACCACAGGGTGCAGCATTTGCACCACCCGACAGGTTGAGTTTGTAAACGTTGGTACGGTTCAGGCCCGTTGTTGCCTTGCGTACTTCAACCGTAACAAGGCCATCTTCTACCAGCTGCCTGATGTGGTTCTGCACCGAGCGTTCGGATATCTCACACTGCTCAGCGATGTACGGAACAGAAGGCCAGCATTCACCCTGGTCGCTGGCGTTATCGGCAAGTTTTATCAGTACGAGTTTACGCAGCGGATTACCCACCTTTGCTTTCATCGCCCTGACCATTAATTCCATGCTCATCGACGACTACCTCGACCCTGCTGAATTTTTCACGGAACCGCTCAACAGGCTGCATGCAGTCGTGCGGATAGCCAGCGCGCCGGAAGATAACCTGTCTTTTTTCACGGTCGTAACCAGTGACATGGACTTCAACTCCGCGCCAGTCGCGGTATCGTCTGTCGAGTTCTTGCACAGAAACGCCTCCGCCTGGCTGTTGAAATCGCCTACCACCCATTCAGCGAACTGGTAGCTGACACATTCACGCCCGCCAGGTATTCTCACTGCATACCGGTACTGCGCCGGACCGGCTCCACCCGGTACCGGCAGCGCAATAAGTTGCGACCTGCGGTACTGTGTTGTTAAACTGTTCATGCGTAGTTTCTCCACTTACTGAAATGACGCACCCGACGCCTCAAGCTGCACACTTGGGGCGTCACCTTTTCTGGTGCTCATAAACACTTCTACTGCCTGATCCGAGACGCTATACAGCGCCATAAATCCCATGACTCCCTGAATCTGGTGACGAACCGTTTTCTTGAGAAGGTTCATCAGCTTCTTGCTCTCATGACGGTCAATCACCCCATCAGCTGCGGCTTCAATTTGTGCCTGCGCCAGCTGACCCTTTGCCGCGTTCGCCTGCATATCGAGAGCGTATAAATCAACGTTGTCGATATTCTCGGGCTTCGGTACATCCACCAGCAGTTTTCCGACGCGCGCCGCGGCGTATTCCGCCAGCATCGAAACGCCGGACAGGTCTTCCATGCGCTCCAGCTCTTTCAAAGTGAAAAAGCGGCTTCCGCACTTCTCGTACAGATGGTTGTGAAAGGTATCGATGCTCATGCCAAGATCGGCGGCCATCCCAAGGCGCCCGGCTGGATGCGCTTTACACATGGCGCTGATTGCTGCTTTGATGCTGTCTACCATCTTGTTTTCCCTTTGGTAGTTATGTTCCTAAAAACCTGCTGTTATCGTTTCAGGCAGATTAGGAGCCTGGGTAAATGTCAGGGCGTAAATCGTTTTTCGAAACAACGCCCGCCGTTTCTTCTTCAAGCTTTTGGCACAACTGAAAGCCTGCTTTTTTGTGCCCCTTAAAAACGAGTCTGAGATATCCGGTACTGCATCCAACTTTTTCGGCCAGTTCGGCCCTTTGTGTTGCGGAAAGGGTGTTCCAGTAATCTTTCATAGTGTACCTCCGAGATACATTATGCACGAAAATAATGTACCCGCAAGCACCTTGTACCTAAAAGGTACACAGGCTTTAATAGTGGGCATGAAAACCATTGATGAAATCAGGCGGGAAAACGCGCGGTCTCTTCGTGATAGCGTTGGCGGCAACAAGTCATTCGCTACCATGATTGACCGAGAGGCGACCCAGATCAGTCGAATAATCGGCCGCAATCCTTCAAAAAGGATTGGGGATGATCTCGCACGTCATATAGAAAAATGCTTCCAGTTACCTAATGGCTGGCTGGATCAAGAACATCAAACTACCAATGTAGCGCCCACAACAGACGCCTTTAAAACAGAGGTTGAATTTCAATTAGTACCCGTAATATCTTGGGTGCAGGCAGGCGCATGGACTGAAATAGGATATTCAGAGGTTGATTTGAGCATAGCAGAGACGTTTCCTTGCCCCGTTCCCTGCGGGCCGATGACTTATATACTCCGGGTTATCGGTGACTCGATGATCGAAGAATACCGCCCAGGTGACATGATTTTTGTCGATCCTGAAGTTGTACCGGTGCACGGTGATGATGTTATTGCGCTGATGCACGAAAGCGGGGAAACGACCTTTAAGCGCTTGGTTGAAGATGGCTCGCAAAAATATTTGAAGGCGTTAAACAAGAGCTGGCCTGATCAATATCTCAAAATCGACGGTAACTGCTCAATTATTGGAACTGTGATTTTTTCCGGTAAACCAAGACGTTATTTCAAATAACCCACCTAATAAATTTAAGCTCGCTTCGGCGGGCTTTTTTTTGCCTTGACAATGTACCTAATAGATACATAATGTACCTCGAAGGAACAAAAACTACTCCCTGTTCTGGCGGCCCGTTTCCTTGATGGCGGTAACCGCCAGCTTTTTCAGGGCTCAGCATTCTGGCTCCCTATGACCTGGTGCCAGAACCCTGAGGATGAAGTTTGGTGTCTTTCGGCGGTACAGGTTTCCCTGATTTTCCTGCTACCGCCACTTTTTTACGCAACACACAAGAGCATCACCGGGCGACGGGCTCATAACCCAATCCACCCGGGCGGGACTCCTAACCGTAGGTGCTCTTCTGTGTTGTGTGGAGAAACTACCAGGCGGCCCGTGCAGGTGGCCGCTTCCCCTCTTAAGGAGTGAACAATGTTTAACCCGTTCTTCAAAAACCTCATCATCTACCGTCTTAGCCGCGACGTGGTGATCATCCGTGACGGCAATACTGAAGATCTGGCACGCCAGCTTGAGGCTTTCCGCTTTAAGCCGTGTGGCAGCCAGGATATGGCTCGTTCCGGCTGGGTATCGCCTCTGGGACAATACTCAGACCAGCTCTTCCATCTGGTGAATGACCAACTTCTACTGGTTATTCGTCGCGAAGAAAAAATTCTTCCTAATGCGGTCATCGCTGAGGAGCTGAATAAAAAGGTTTCGAAGCTGGAAGCGGATCAGGGCCGTCGCCTCAAGAAAACAGAGAAAGACTCCCTGCGCGATGAAGTTCTTCACTCCCTGCTGCCGCGCGCTTTTACCCGTAGCAGCACGATCCGCATCTGGTTAAACCTCAGCGCCGCGCTGGTAATGGTTGATACATCCAGCGCCCGCCGCGCAGAGGACTCGCTGGCGCTGCTGCGTAAAACGCTGGGCTCCCTGCCGGTGGTACCTCTGACTATGGAAACCCCTGTAGAGCTTACCCTCACCGAGTGGGTGCGCGGATCCGGGGCACCATCAGGTTTTGCCCTGGGCAATGAAGCGGAGCTGAAAGCCATACTGGAAGATGGCGGCATTGGCCGGTTCAAAAAGCAAGAGCTCTCCAGCGATGAAATACTGAACCACCTGGAAGCCGGCAAGGTAGTTACTCAGCTGGCGCTGAACTGGCAGAACCGCATCGATTTCACGCTGAATGATTCTGGCGTCCTTAAACGCCTCAAGTTCGCTGATGAGCTTACACAGCAAAACGATGATATAGACCGCGAAGACGTGGCGCAGCGGTTCGACGCTGATTTCGTTCTCATGACCGGCGAACTTAGCAACCTTACCGAAAACCTTATTTCAGGTCTGGGCGGCGAAGCCAAACGATAACCCTTTTTAAGCAGCCCTACCCCATCTCGCATGGGTTGGGTTGCTGCAAGCCAAATTCAGCGCGGTGCAGCGCGAAATATTAAGTGGAGGAAACAATGCAACTAAACGTTATGCCGCTCAGTGAGCTGTTAACCACGGCTAATAACTACGCCACCAGCATCAAGGAACTGGGTATCTATTCAGACCTGGTTAAAGAGCTGTGTATCCGCCTGGACGCTGGCAGCATCGCCAGGCGCGAAATTACGAAGCAGCGCGACGCACTGGCGGCTGAGAATGCTGCGCTGAAGGCTGCAATTAAAGACGTAACCGACAGCGCCGAAGAGGTGGAATATGAAGGCTATTTCACCTTCGTAGTAAACCCTGACGCCGTGCATTCGGGTGTTGACTTGATTGAAGGTGAAACCCCCGCAACCGACGCATTCATCGCAGAGCAGCGGGCGCAGGGTGCAGAAGCTTGCGTTAAGGCTCTCGCAACCTCCGATGATGATGACTTTACCGACGCGCCGAATATCTGTGCAAACGTGGCCGCAAAGCTGCGTCAAGGCGGTGCCGCATGACGCTCGACATAGCAAAACTGAAAGCGGCGGCTGAGAAGGCGCGCTGGGGTAATTGGTCAGCGTACAAACCGCACAAAGGCGCGAGAGGTTACGAAGTTCGCGTGGGATGTGAGGCTGTAGCGCAGCATTGTCTGAAGGATGATGCGGATTTCATTGCTGAAGCAAGTCCAAAGGTTGTTCTTGAGCTGATAGCAGCGCTGGAAGCCGCAGGCAAAGACGCGAAACAGTGGAAAGAGGTTGTTGAGGCATTCTGTGTCGACGACGCCAACTGGCACAAACTAACCACGTCTAACAACGAATTGATTTCTCAACTTTCCGTGGCACTGTGCAAACAAGCTGATCGCATCGCTGAACTGGAGTCACGCACGCTGCGGGTGAATATGCCAGCGCTTCGCAACACAGAGATGATGAGCGATTTGGCATGGAATAGCGCCATAGACCAATGCTTCGACGCGCTCATTAAAGCCACCGACGAGTCGGGCATCAACCTTGAGACAGGGGGCGAGTAATGACGCTAACTCACGATGAGCTATGTCTTATCGCCTGCAAATTTCTTCAGAACAACGGTTTCAAAGTGGCGTTTCACGACCGGTTTCGCGCCTGGACAAATACCGGTGAGCAGGCCGACGCAATAGGTTTTCGCAACGGCGCGTCGTGTCTAATTGAGGCCAAGTGTTCGCGGGCGGATTTGCTCGCAGACCGCAAAAAGCCGTTCCGCATCGAGCCAGAAAAAGGCATGGGCGACTGGCGCTTTTTCATTTCAGAGCCTGGCATCATTGAAATAGCCGATCTGCCTGCGGGCTGGGGTCTGCTGCACGTTGTGAAAGGTCGGGTGAAGAAGGTGCACGGCTGGCCCGGAAGCTGGGAGTGGGTGAACCGCGACTCTAAACCTTTTGCCGCTAACAAACAGGCCGAGTGCGATTACATGTTCAGCGCGCTGCGGCGCATGGACCTTCGCGGGCATCTTAAAGAGGTCTACGACGGGGTTGTTGTTAATAGGGCTGAGGCAGGGGGTGAAGCGTGAAGGAAGTCACCATTGACCGCGTGCGTGCGCGCATAGCGCATATTGAATCGTTAAACGCCCGCGGCGTAGGCACTAAGGTTGAGCAGCAACAATTTGAACTTGCATGTTTACGGAATCTGCTTGAACTGCTGGCGCTGCGGGAGCGGGCGGAGCCTGAGTGCTACGGGCCGTATACTCCCACAATGATTGGCGCCGGTGTGTGGGTGTCTATCACTGACGAATTGCCGCCACACTTGGAGGGGCGTGAAGTGTGGGTGACTACAGCGCTGCCCGCACCGCCCGCGCCGGTGGTTGTGCCTGATGAGATGCCAGAAACTGAAAGCGAAGACGGTAACGATATCGATTACATGGAGCCTTCAGCCATTTACGAGCTTGGCAAAACTCACGGCTGGAACGCCTACCGCGCCGCGATGCTTCAGGGTGTCGAACCTGTAAGCCAGCCTTACAAGTTGCCGGATGGGTGGATTAAGTGCAGCGAGCGGTTGCCGGAGAAAGACGGTAACTATTGGGCATGGTGGAGCGAAAGCAAACGGCAAGGCCCGGCGTGGTTTATAAAGAGCGAACTTCAGGCGCAATTCCAGAGTAGTGAGATAACCCACTGGATGCCGTTACCAGCGGCGCCGGGTAAGGAGGGGTGATGGATAAGCAAGCGATTTATTCCGGTCTGGAAGCGCTGGTAACTCAGGCGCATCAGTACGCATGCTCTCTCGATATCGGCGATGAGCGTACAGAAGCTTTTGAGTTCTATGAAGCTCTGCGCCGACTTCAGCGCCGCGGCGCCGCAAGCCAGATGTTGGCCGCAACCAGCCCCTTTGCTCCCTGTTTTGAAGAGGATTGGGATAACGACGATGACTGGGACGAGGACGACGACTGATGCCCAGCAAACTTAAACAGCGGCGGCAATGCCGCCTTAAAGCAGATGTCGCATGGTGGCGCGCTGAAGCTGGCGATCTACACGCCAGGGTGATGGAGCAGGCCGACATTATGGCGGAGCAGGCGAACGAACTGGCGGATCTGCGGCGGCATCTGGCAATTGAGCGCGGCGCCGCAGCAGAGACTAAGACCGCCAGCGAGTGGCAACCAGCAAATAAATGCGAGGTGTGTGTGGAAGGTGCCCGCGGTGGGTGCTCCACCTGCGCTTTTAACAGGCAATAAACCGGGTGCAGCCGGAAAAGTGGAGGTAATAATGCAAGAAGTGATTCAGTTAGCGCCTAACGAGTGGGTTTGCGAAAGTGTACTTATCGCGGTGACCGGTCTAAAGCCCGGAACAATTCTCCGGGCCAGAAAAGAATGCTGGATGGTTGGCAGGGAATATATTCACGTTTCTCCGGACGGAAATCCGAAGCCATCAAGCGAGTGCATGTATAACCGTAAAGCGATTGACGCGTGGGTTTCCTCGCTCAAAACCAAACAGCCTGGATGATTTGATGGCATGAAAAAGGTAAGCTCACATCGCTCTTGGGCGTCGGGAGGAAACAATGGATAAAGCCATATATCCGACAGGCGTCGAAAACCACGGTGGCTCTTTGCGCATCTGGTTTAGTTATAAAGGTAAGCGTGTCAGGGAAAATCTCGGTGTCCCTGACACCGCTAAGAACAGGAAGATCGCCGGGGAGCTGCGGACATCCGTTTGTTTTGCCATCCGGACAGGTACCTTCGACTATGCAACACAATTTCCTGATTCACCTAACCTCAAAACTTTTGGGGTAGGCAAAAAGGAAATTACAGTGAAGGAGCTTGAGAAAAAGTGGCTTGATCTGAAAAAGATGGAAATCTGTTCCAACGCATTCAATCGCTATGAATCGGTGGTAAGGAACGTTGTGCCGAGGATCGGCCCGGGCAGACTGGTAGCCTCTGTAACCAAAGAGGAACTGCTGTACATCAGGAAGGATTTGCTTCTCGGTCATCAATCACCGATGAAAGGTAAATCACCGGCCAAGGGGAGAAGTGTTGTTACCGTAAATTATTACATGACAACAATCGCCGGAATGTTCCAGTTTGCTGCGGATCACGGCTACATAGAGGCGAATCCCTTTGATGGTATCAAGCCGCTAAAAAAAGCCAGAGCAGAGCCAGATCCTCTTACTCGCGACGAATTTCTCCGCCTGATTGATGCATGCCGGCATCAGCAGACGAAAAACCTGTGGTCACTGGCAGTCTACACAGGGATGCGTCACGGGGAGCTGGCCGCTCTGGCCTGGGAGGATATCGATCTTAAAGCCGGGACAATAACAATCCGGCGTAATTATACAAAACTGGGCGATTTCACTCTACCGAAAACTGATTCGAGCACCAACAGGGTGATACACCTTATCCAGCCAGCGATAAGCGTCCTGAAAAACCAGGCAGAAATGACGAGGCTGGGAAAGCAGCATCGCATTGATGTTCAGTTGCGCGAGTATGGCAGAACGGAGAGCCAGGACTGTACGTTTGTCTTTAACCCGCAGTTAATCAGACGATGTAAGCATGTCGGGCATTTTTATAAGGTCGATTCAATCGGTGACTCATGGGATGCGGCAATCAAACAGGCCGGGATAAGGCACAGGAAAGCTTATCAGTCACGCCACACCTATGCATGCTGGTCTCTGTCTGCTGGCGCAAACCCGAGCTTTATTGCCAGCCAGATGGGGCATGCGAGCGCGCAGATGGTGTTCAATGTGTACGGGGCATGGATGGCGGACAGCAGTATTGAGCAGATCGCGATGCTGAATCAGAAGCTGGCCGATTTTGCCCCAGAGATGCCCCATAGCACACAACGCAGCACCAGAGCATTATTGAAATCAGTAAGTTAA